CGTTGCCAAAATGCTCGATAATACACAAAGTATTATCTGCGCTTTTGGCTTAGCAGCTGCCGTGCCTCGCTCGCCGTATCGGCACTTAGAATTGTGCAGTATTGCCTTAAAAAGATGCGTGAGTGGCTTTGCTGGTTGGCGCGCTGAGAGTTTTTCCGCGGACTGTTTTGCCTCGGCACCGTCCAAAGAGCTCTATGCGGCAAACGGGCGCGGATTCTCCCGCACCCTCGCAAACAGTCTACTGGACTGTTTGTGTCCCGCTGTGGCGAGAGCGGGCTGTTCGAATCCCGTCATTCCGTGAAAAACAAAAAGCTCTTTCACCAGACGGTGAAAGAGCTTTTTGTGGTCGGAGTGACGGGATTCGAACTACTCGCCTTTATATATAGGCTGTATTTGCTATATATTTATTTACGATACATCAATACATTGTGTATGCTGTTCATTGCTTAAATACCCATGTAAAATAAAAAGTGTGTACTTTTAGTGTGTACTTTTTTGAGTTGCAAGGCGGTCGAAAACGGCTTGTAGGTTGTCTGCTGTGCGCTCATCATCACCCTCCAGAAAGTGGCTATACTGCTTGTATGTATCCATGCTTTTGCTGTGGCCGATAAGCTGCTTTAAGTCGCCTTGCGGAAGCTCTTTTGCGATGCTGACAAATGTATGCCGCATTTCGTATAAGCTCAGCTCTGGCATGCCGTTCACGCGCTGGTAGCGCTGCCAGCGGTGATAGTAGGTGTGCATGGAGGCCATTGGGAAAACATATTCCTGCCGACCGGTGTAGTGCTTTTGGTCGTCTAGCGTGTCTATGGCGTACTGAGATAATACCACTGTCCGCAATGCGTTTTCGTTTTTGCCGTGGGTGTGCTGCCCTTTTGAGTTGATCGCCTGGTGCAATTCGCAGGCGTTCCCATGGATGTCTTCCCATTTTAAGCCGCGCATCTCGCCTGGGCGAACACCCGTAAAAACCTGAAACCGATAGTAGTTGATAAATTCGTCCCTTACAGTTTTCCCATCCAAAACGGTTGTGTCAACTTTTAACAGTGTTTGCAGGTTTTCAACCGTCAAGACGCGCTTGCCTTTATACCTTGCTGAGGTCGGAATCTCTATTTCATCAAGTTCCAACGTTGTCAGTTTTGACTTGCGGCAAAATTTTACAAACTGCTTGCAGTAATTTACATAGTTTTGCAGCGTTTTCTTGGAAAGAGTATCGTTTTTTCTGCCTTGCGGATGCTTAAACGCATAGTTAATGAGCGACTGGAAATCTTGCTCGTTCATGGCACTTACAGTCTTTTTGCCTATTTGCGGCAGAAGATGCACCCGCCCAAAAGATTCCATTTTGGTGTGCTCTTCCTCCGAAACAAGCTCTTTTTGCGCAAGGAATTTTTCCCATGCTGCTTCCACGCTTGAACGGGCAGTGCTTATGCCTTTATCCAACCATTCATCTGCCTTTTTGTTGGCTTCCCGCTGGCCAGTGCGACCCGGCTTGGCGCTGGTAAAGGTTTTGCGCTGTCCATCTTTTTGCACGTTGATCTGCCAGCGCTGGGCGGATTCAATCCATTTGGCGGTATTTGTTCTTTTCATGTTGCGGCTCCTTTTTGTGTGTGTTATAATAATGCCGTCAACTTTTCATGTTGACGGCTCTTTGCCCTTGTCGGTGGTGCGAACACCGGCAGGGGCTTTTTTGTTTAGTAGCGGATAAACCAGACCGATTGCTAAATCTATCATATCCGGCACGGTTGTCGATATTTGTCATTTACAGCCTTTGACAAAAAGCATATTGTGGATGCAGTACAATTTTGGTCAAAGGGGGCAGACAAATGGAAAGGCTGGTAAACAAGCCGCCGTCCCATCATGGGCGGAAGCGGCCAAAAAAAGTGGTTGTCAAGTTCTGGAAATCCGATATATAGGACAGTAAAGGCTTGACAAACAAGTATTTTTGTGAAACTGCTGAAATACAATCAACGGTTTACGTGGAAAACAATCTATTGCAATCTATTTTGTAAGATTTTAGAACCCTCTGCGCAAGCCCGTCTTTTCCAAAAATGTAAGACGTGACAACGCCTGCGGCATCCATTGCGGGAATGGTAGGATTATCGACAAAGATTCTACTATAGCTCCCTTTTGCCATATTGAAAACATCTTCTTCTGTAAGGGCCGCTTTCTTTTGCACCTTTTTTAATTCCAACATGATGTTTGAGGATATAAATGGGTGGCTGCAATTCATGTCGTAAAACGGCACTTCAAGCAACATGGAAAAAGCATTTTTGTATTTATTTTCGTCCGCTAAAAATTCATACATTAAATACCGCAAATCACGGCATTTTTTTGGAGATGAAAATGCTTCCATATATAGTTTATTATATTGCCCCCATATTAAATCTCGATATGGGATGTCCCTTCGATCATTTACGGCGCGACAAAACTCCGGCAGAGTAAAAGCCCAATGAGCATAGGATTTTCTGTGATAAAAATAAACGTATTCGTTAGCTTTTATTTCTTCTTTTCCCTTATCGGTCAATTTTCCGTTTTCAGCAAATCCCATTGATTCCAGCTTTTTAATAATCGGCCAAACGTCATCAACACCATAATCATAATGCCAGAACTTTGCAACGGGCTTTCCGCTGGAATACTTTTCTAAATAAGAAAGCATTAAAATTTCTGTTGGCTTTAGGCCGTTTTCGTCTGCAAGGTCATCAGCGGAAAGCGCCAAGAAATACTCATTTGCACGCTCTTCCTGTTCTGCGTGCCGCTTTTCTGCTTGTGCTTTGCAGTAATCAGCATACTGCTTTGCAATTTCATCTTTAGTCGGCTCATGTGTAGTTATGGAAACATTTACTTTTGGTTTCGGCTTCAAAAAGTCAAAAAAGCCCATAGTATCACAACCCTATAATAATATATGGAGGTATTATAATGGAACTTACAAAAGAGGATTACTTGAACGAAATCACCAGAATCTTAAAAAAAGCAACGTTGCCAGAAATGGAACTCGTAAACTCATATTTACATCATCTTATAAAATGACAGCACAAAAAGGGGAACGCTTAAGCGTTTCCCTTTTTGTTTGCTATCCGTTCAGCGAGTTTTTCAAGCAATTTCCATTCTTGCGGGGTTAAATCCGATAGCACTTCAATCATAGCGCGTTGAAATGATGCAGATTCATCAGCGGTAATCGTTGCAACAAAATCATTGATTTTCTGTTTTTCGGAAATTTCCCTATATGGCTCGCCGACGCCAGATATAAGCCAATCCGGATTTACATTGTACGCTGCGCAAATTGACTTAATTGTCCTTTCGCTCGGAACGATAATATCAACTTCGTAGTTCCCAATCGTATTTCTTTTTAAATCCAGCCTATCCGCAAATTGCTGCTGCGTTACATTGGCGTCCTTCCTGATTTTTTTTATTCTCTCACCAATTGTCATGTAATCACCTCTTCTAATATGTATTATAAATTATTATATAGCAAAAGTCAACCGAATTTGTTGAAAAAATCAACAAAAAACGCTTGACTTTTGCTATTGAATAGCTTATCATTGTCTTGTAATCAACAAGCAGGTTACACCGCAGAAAGGAGCCTTTATGAAAAAGAAATTTCCCAATCCAGCAATGTACGGCCTTAAGCAAGAAGATGCCGACCGTGCCGAGCGCATCGTTGAGATGTGCAAAGGCATGAGCGAAGCCGACCTGACCAAGATGCAGAACGCGGCCAACGCAATCAAGCTGGTTCGCGGCTTGTCTGAGGCTGTCGGAGCGTAAAGAGGAGGCGAGCTGAATGGTTAAATATAACTGGTATTTTAAGCCGGATGAGCAAGACGTGACCAAAAACAATGGCTATGATCTGGGCTTGATTGGTGACGCTGCCTGTAAAACAGAAAGCCAGGCAATCTGGCACGGCAAAAAGTGGATGAAAGAATCCCATCGAACCGGCACAATTACAGCAATTCCGGCAGAGGACAACCCGCCAAATTACATTTTGGATTATTAACGAAAAGAAGTGAGAGCATGGCAAACATCGGTTTTACAGCTCTTATCAAGAGCAAAGGCTATAACCAAAAAAGCCTTGCGGAAGAAACCGGCATTCCTCCAGGTGTGCTTTCCCACCGCATCAACAGCCGCGATATTTGGACATGGCCGGAAGTTAGTGCGGTATGTGCGGCGCTTGGCATTACTTATGACGACTTTGCTACATATTACCCGGTGGCGGATGTACGCAAATCGGGACCTGCACCAAGTATTTCGCAAGCTGATCTGGAAGCGCTGAAAAGTCTGCGTGGTGCGCTTTCCGTGATATTGAAGGGAGCATGAAGAAATGACAAAAACAAAAACGCCGCCCCGGTGCACCATCACCGGAACGGCAAAAAAACAGAGCATCGCAAAAAGCTCTAACTGCATTCTATCACTGAAACGCACCGCAGTCAAGCTGGCGATCACCGCAGATTTGGTTCTGCTTCTGGCCGCGCTCGGTTCTCTCAACATCCCCGCCACCCTCTCCACCCTGATGGCGCTGAATCTGCTGTGCGGACTGTATTTCAAGGAGGCATCTAGCCATGAAGAAATTTGAACTTACCGCCGAATTTGTAACGAACGTTTTCGGGAAGAAGCTGTTCCGTATTAAGGCTCTCGTCGCTTTTGGCGACGTTGAGAAGGGAGAACTCGGCGGATTTATTGAGAAGGAAGATAACCTTTCCCACGACGACAATGCGTGGGTCTACGGCAATGCGCGGGTCTACGGCAATGCGCGGGTCTACGGCGATGCGCGGGTCTACGGCGATGCGTGGGTCTCCGGCAATGCGGACTACGCCGCCGTTGCAGGCTTTGGTCGCTACTCCCGCACGACCACATTTTTCCGCTGCAAGGATAAAATTCTCCGCGTACAGTGCGGTTGCTTTTATGGTGATTTAGCGCAGTTCCGCGAGATCGTCAAGAAAACCCACGGCGATAGCAAATACGCCAAAGAATATCTCGCAATTGCCGACTTGATGGAGCTGCACTTTGCGGAGGAGGAAGAAAAGCAGGAGGCAGCCGAATCCAGCTTTTGGGGCCGCTATTACGCTGCGGGAGGTATTGGCATGAACTCTTTTGACATCGAGATGGCATTTGAATACAATGACCCGCAAAAATACCAGGTGTTTTTTGAAACTGTCCAAATTGCAATCCTGGACACGAACAACAGCGAACAATGGAAATACAGCCAGATTCGCGCCGCCTACTGCGCTGCAATGAGCGGCATGGCAAAGCGACTTGATGAATTGGAGAAAGCAAACAATGATCGAGCTTGACTTTCCCGGCTGCGGCGCAGCGGACGAATACGGCCACCCCATTATGTGCGAGGATTGCATTTGGGGTGAAACGTGCATTGATAGCACGAAAAGGATGAAGATTGATAGATGGATAATGCGTTACAGGTTATCACGTTGAAACAGCTCCCGATTATTGAGGAGCATTTGCAGCTTGTGAAATCCGATGTTGAAACCCGCACGCGGAATGCCATGCAGCTGGTTTGCACGGAAGAAACCCGCAAAGATGTGAAAAGCATCCGCACCGAACTGAGTAAGGAATTTGCAGAGATGGAAAACCAGCGCAAGCGGGTCAAAGAAGCCATCATGGAGCCGTACAACCAGTTTGAAGCGGTTTATAAGGAATGCATCTCCGACCCGTATAAAAAGGCCGATGCTGAATTAAAAAAGCGGATTGATGAAGTGGAATCCGGGCTTAAATCCGACAAAGAAAAGGCTATCCGAGATTATTTCAACGAGCTTTGCAAGGCAAACAATCTCCCCTGGCTGCGCTTTGAGCAGATGGGCTTGAAGATTGGGCTTTCCACCAGCGTGAACGGCACCAAAACCGCACTTACGAGTACCGTTCTTAGAATCTCAAATGAAGTTCTTGAGCTTTCCCGGTATGAGAATGCCGCTGAACTCATGGTCGAATACAAGAAATCGCTTAACATGGCGCTTGCATTGAGCACCATCCGCGCCCGGCAGGAACAGATCGAGCTGCAAAAGCAGTATGAAGCCCAGCGCCGCGCAACACTGGAACAGCAGCGGGCGGCAGAAGAAAAGGTTCAGCAGGCTGTTGCCGAAGCGCAGGAAACGCAGCAGAGCGCCGCAGAACCGCCAATCGAAGAAGTTACCGCCCCGACAGAAGAAACGCCCACAGAAGCGCCCACAGCCGTGCAGGAGCAAGCACCGGCCACAATCTACGAAGTTAAATTTGCCGTTCGCGGAACTATTGCGCAGCTGAAAAAGCTGAAACAGTTCATCATGCAGGAGGGTATGAGCTATGACGACATCTAATCAGTTGGCACAGAAACCGAAGTTTTCCGTTGCGATCACGACACAGAACTACCAGAATCTAATCAATAACACGCTGCGCGACCCTGACCGCGCCCGCAGTTTCACTGCCAGCATCACGAGCGCTGTCGCTGTGAATCCGGCCTTGCAGGAATGCGACGCCGGTACGATTCTTGCCGGTGCGCTGCTGGGCGAAAGCCTCAACCTCAGCCCTTCCCCGCAGTTGGGTCAGTATTACCTTGTGCCGTTCAAGCAGAAGGCCAAGTATGACCGAGACGGCAACATGATTCGCCCGGAAACCACCACCGCCACATTCGTGCTTGGTTACAAGGGTTACATTCAGCTGGCGCTGCGCAGCGGGCAGTATAAAGACCTCGATGTTATGGTCATCAAGCAGGGCGAGTACATGGGCAAAGACCCAGAAACCGGGAAAGCTCGGTTTAAGTTCATTGAGGACGATGATGTGCGTGATGCCATTCCGACAGTCGGTTACATGGCATTCTTTGAGTATTTGAACGGATTCCGCAAGGTGATGTATTGGAGCAAAGAAAAGATGATGACCCATGCAGACACGTTCTCCAAAGCGTTCAGCCGCAAAGGGTACGAAAATCTGCTGGCTGGAAACGTTCCGCAAAGCGAAATGTGGAAATATTCTTCTTTTTGGTACAAGAACTTTGACGACATGGCAAAGAAAACTATGCTTCGTCAGCTTATTTCCCGTTGGGGCGTCATGAGCATTGACATGCAGACTGCCCTTGAACACGACGATACCATCACGCATGAAAACGATGGACAGTTGATTGCAGAACGTGTCGCATCCTCAAAGGACGTTCGCCTTGAATCTGCTGCACAGCCCGCACCGCAGCTTGAACAGCAGCAGACGGAACAGGCGGTTGAAACAAAGACCGCCACTGCCGAGCCGAAGAAAATCGACTTGAGCAGCCTGTGAGATGGACTGCAAGATAATTTCAACTGGGAGCCAAGGGAACGCCGTACTCATTCAAAATTCAATACTGATTGATTGCGGCGTTCCATTTTCTCAGCTGACAGACGATTACAAAAGCTTGAAGCTCGTATTGCTCACACACATCCACGGCGACCACTTCAACCCCGCCACGCTGCGCAGGCTTGCCAGAGAGCGGCCTACATTGCGTTTTGCGTGTTGTGTTTGGTTATGTGCAGCCCTCGTGAATGCTGGCGTTAAAATGAGCCAGATTGACGTGATACGAACAGAACGCTGGTACAACTACAAGAATCTATGCAGAATTAAGGCGCAGGAAACAAAGCATGATGTACAAAATTGCTGCTGGCATATAGAGCTATCGCAGCCTCCTGTTGAAAGATTGTTTTATGCTACCGACACGAGCAATCTGAACGGCATAACAGCCAAAGGCTATAATCTCTATCTCGTCGAAGCCAACTACACAGAAGCGGACATCAAAGACCGCATCGCTGAAAAGAAAATCAACGGCGAGTATGTGTACGAAAAGCGCGTGATGCGCGAGCACTTGAGCAAGGAAAAAGCAGATGACTGGCTGTATGCAAACATGGCGGCATATTCGGAATACATCTATATGCACGGCCATCAAGAAAAGGACAACTGAATTATGGACAAAGCCTATATCAAACTATGGCTCGATTACAGATGCTATTTTGAGACGCTCAGTGACGCTGAGGTGGGGCGCTTGGTGCGTGCGATGCTCGACTATGAGATAGACGAAGCAGCGCCAGAGTTCAGCGGGAGTGAGCGTATACTATGGCCTGTAATGAGAAGAAACCTTGATATCGACCATGAATTCCTTGAAAAACAGTCAAAAAACGGTTCCAAAGGCGGCAGACCAGCAAAACCCAAAGAAACCCAACCAAACCCAGAGAAACCCAACAAAACCCAGAGAAACCCAACAAAACCAAATATAGAAAATAGAAAGAAGATAATAGAAGATATATCTTTCGTATCTAACGATACTCAAGATATATGCAACGCTGAAAGCGTTGCTACGCGCAAGCGCGCACCTGCATACTCTGCAAAGAAAGCGATTGAGGATTATACCCAGGATCCAGAATTGCGGGAATTGCTGATTGAATGGCTTGACAACCGCAAGAAGCAGCGTGCGCCTGAAACTAAGGGCGCTATTGGGCAGAATCTTGAAAAGCTAGCCGGAATGGCTGCACAAAGCAATCTGAGCTTGCAGGAATACATGCGCGAGGTTGTGCGCAAAGGCTGGCAGGCGTTCTATCCGATACGTGATGCGCAGCAAGCAGCGCCGCAGCGCCGTGCAGATGGGAGGGATTTCGATTGGCTGACGGGGCAATGACAACCATGCAGGACCCGATGCGATCCGGGTATTTGCAGCCGCAGCAAGAGGGCAAGCACTACATCATGGGCTATATTGCCGCCCGCTGGCCGAATTTCGGCGCAGGGAAAAAGGCAGAGCAAAAGCGTCAGATGATTGCCGTGTGGGAGCAGGATTTGGCGGACATTCCGCTTGCGCTGCAAAAAGCCGCTCTTGATGCAAAAGCAAGAGCGGGGCAGTTGTTCCCGCCATCTTCCCCAGCTGAACTGCGCCGCTGGTGCGAAGAAGTACAGCCATCCATGACAGCACTTGATGTTGCTGTGTATCAGACAGCGCTTGAATGCAATCTGCTGGATGCTGATTTTTGCAGGCGGCAAATCGCAAAATACAACGCGGCACAAGCCGCAGGCCGCAACGCATATGCAGGATGGGAGGGATGATATTGCAGAAAACAACGATTCCGACCCCTACCGAGGATGAAGAACAGATTGCTTTAATGCAGTGGGCTGAGATGCAATCCGGGAAATATCCGCAGCTGAAGATGCTGTTCCATATCCCCAACGGCGGAAAACGCAACCCACGTGAAGCGGCAAGATTTAAGCAGATGGGCGTGAAACCCGGCGTCCCGGACTTGTATTTGCCCATCAAGCGCGGTGAGTATTACGGGCTATTTGTGGAGCTGAAACGCCAGAAAGGCGGCATTGTAAGCCAATATCAGCGCTATTGGCTGCAAAAGCTGCGCGCCGAAGGATACGCCGCAGAGGTTTGCCGGGGTTGCAACGATGCGCAAGGCGTTATTCTGAGCTATCTGACCGGGCAATACAAGGAGCGTGAACTATGAATCAAATAAAAATCCTTATCGCCTGCGAAGAATCGCAGACAGTTTGCAAGGCATTCCGGGAAAGAGGATTTGAAGCATACAGCTGCGATATTCAGGAACCGTCCGGCGGACACCCGGAATGGCACATCTTGGGCGATGCCCTGAAAGCTATTGAGGGGGGGCAAGTCGTAACAATGGACGGCAAAACGCACGATATTGGAAAATGGGATTTGCTGATTGCACACCCACCTTGCACTTACTTGTCGAACGCTGGCGCAAGACACTTATGGAAAGGCCATGAGCTACAGTCCGATAGAGTCATGCTTGGCATTCAAGGCAGGGACTTGTTTATGCGGTTTTGGTGGGCTGACATACCCTTTATATGCGTTGAGAATCCTGTCCCATCAAAAGTGTTCTGCCTGCCGCCGTACACGCAGGCCATTCAGCCGTATCAATTCGGCCATCCTTACACCAAGAAAACCTGCTTGTGGCTCAAAAGACTGCCGCCGCTTGAATCGACAAATGTTGTGGAGCCTGTTGCCACATGGTGTCCGAGCGGGAGCTACAGCCACAAACATGGAGAACAACATAAGGGAATGTTTACTACAGACAGAGCTAAAAACCGTGCAAAAACATTTCCCGGCGTTGCGGATGGAATGGCCGAACAATGGGGAAATTACATTAGGAACGGAGAATAAAAAATGACCGGAACTCTATCCGCCCCATGCGAGCATTGCCAGGAACGCCACACGCTATGCCATAGCACTTGCAGCAAATATCTTGCGTACCGCGCCAAGATGGATGACATCAGCAAGCAGCGCCTGCAGGCTCAGGCATTGAACGAAGCGGATGTGCTCAGGGGAGACAAAATCCGGCGGGATGTGAGGAATCACGGCCTGCCGGGCCACAGGAGGAGATAAACATGAAAGCCAAAATACAGCTTCCGGCCTGCTACAAGAAAGAAGCGGAAGCTTATATTGCAAAGCTTGAAGCTGAATCAATCGCAAGGGTGCATGAGGAAGTGATGAAAGAACGGCAGGATATTGCACTGCGATCACTGTATTTGTGCCTGCTGGCCTGCTATCAGGTGGGACTGAAGCCGTCCACGCTGGTTAAAATCCAGAACGCCATGAGCGGCCCTGTCACGGAAAAGTATTCCAGCTACCGCGTTGACCAGCTGGCAGACACATGGGCGCAGGTTACACTGCAAAACATCGGGGTTGATGTGGCTGAAACGGGGGAACAATTATGAGCTTTGAAACGCCTGAAAGCATGAATATTAGCGAATCACAGCTGGCGTTTGAGGGACTGGCATGAGAAAAGCCGAATTTAAGCGTATGCGGGGCGTGAAAGAAAATTACGTTCAAGACCGCCTGCGGCTGAAAAGGATATTCTGCACCAGCATTAAGCATGTGCGCTGGATGAAACGATATATCAACCGCGCACCGAGACACAAAGAGAAACGGGAGGATATGGATTATGACGACTGAAAAAATCAGCGAAATCTTGAAATTGCATAAAGCATGGAGAAATTACTACAACTGCTTTGTGGAAAGCATTACAGATATTGAATAAGGAGTAATCGCAATGGGATTTGGTATTACAGTCAGCCGCTACGATGTGGGAAAATGCCCGCACTGCGGAAAACCTATCAAAGGCACAATCCGTGGCTATGAGTATTCGGCAGGCTATGACTGGAAAAGGTTTCTCGAAAAAATCGGATATTATGCGCCCTATGGAATACGCAAGATAGAGCCGGAACGAGATTTTTATGGCAAGGATATGACGCTCACATCCGAACAGGCGAAAGACCTTGCAGAGTTTGTCAGAGTATACAGACCGTACCAATGGGTAAGCATTGGGTGGCTTGTCGATCGCGCTACAGAAAACGGCGATTTTGTGGTTATAAACGCAGATTGGTAAGGAGTAAGACTATGGATATAGTTGAATTTTTCAAGACGGCAAACAGAACCAAGGACGGCCAGATGGTGCGCGGACGCGTCTTAGCCAATGCTTCGGACGGCGGTAATTTTTTAGGGCATATCCCACACTGGGCCAACTGCCCCGGTGCCGCAGGGCTGCGTAAAATGCGGAATCCGAGGTAATTTTCATTAAAAGCGGAGGAATAAAATGGGTTTGGGCATTGGAGAATGGGTTAATGGATATTTTGTTACGATTACGACGAGTCCTGAACGGATATATGTGCGGGTGCGCAAATATAAGGCTGGGGCATCTGTAGAACAACCTCCCGACTTTGACAAAACTGTATTACTTGACAACAATGAACATAACAGGCGCTTTGTCAACGCATATAAAGGCACTCTTTGCGACTACGTAGCGAGATTGCAAATTCCTATAGGCGGATACGCGGTGATAGAACCGCGATTAACAAATATGCAGAAAAGATTGGTGGCTATGAGCTGAAAATCGAAAGGCGGTAAGACGATGGACGCTGTAACGTATATCAAAGAAGCAATGAGAATGTGTAAATCGGCAGGGGATGATTGTGAAAACTGCCTGGCAAAAGTAGAAAGATTTTGCCCAGTTAAGTTGAGCAACACAGTTCCGTACAAAATGCAAGGCAACGAAGAAAATGCTGTCTCGGTTGTTGAGAAATGGGCTAAAGATAACCCCATCAAGACACGAATGACTGAGTTTTTGAAAATGTTTCCGGCTGCAACGATTGCTGATGACGGGATGCCTGATATAGACCCATGCGATATAAATCAAAAACTTTTGGGTCGGTGTCAAGAGGACGGCTGCGAAAAATGCCGCCGCGAATTTTGGTTAAAGGAGATAGAAAGATGATGAAAAAAGAACCTGAATCTTGGGATGCCGCGTGGAATGACCTTGATAGAGCGTTTTCCATTTCATGCAAACCCACAGCTAAAAGAGTTCCCAAAGGTTATGTTTTTGACGAAGATAAAAGTGTGCGCTGGAACGCCGAACAGGTCGAAAGTCATAACGTTGAGATATAGAAAGAAGTTTCCGAAAAGCAGAAAGCGAGAAGCCTTGCTATCAATAAAGCCACAGATGCTATTATTGCCCTTATTGTTGATGAATTTTATGGTGAGATTAACAGTAAGCAAGCCGAAGTTATCTGGAATATTGCCTATGAAGGATTGTATCTATCTTTGGAAAATTGTGAAGGTGGCGCTGTCGTGGTAGCTTGCGACAATAGCACGGGCTTTGCATATATCGAAGAATTTGACAGCGTGAAAGCTGCTATCAAGTGGCTTTGGTTGTGTAACCCACTGGATGCCGCTCCCTGAACCCCCGGGAGGCGACATATAATGACTAACAAAACCTACGAACGAGCCTTTAACATCGCCATAAAATACGGCTTTTGCAGTGATTGTGTGCAGGATCTCGACAAGGGTCACTGCCACGAATGCGATTGCTACCAGAGCGCCGTAAAGGTGATCCGCGATGCGTTAGAAAAGCTGGACGCTATCGAGGAGTCTAAAGCGACCATTTGGCACGATGCACAGAATGACCCGCCTAAAGAAAACGGAGAATACCTTTGCTACTACGAATACTTCCGTTATGGTAACTACAACTGCATGTACCGCACGATGGATCGTGGACAATTTTTCAATGGCCATTGGGGAGGTGAGCCTAAGAACGGAACTTGCGCAAAAGTGCTCGCATGGACAGAACTGCCGCTCTACAACCCCACCGGAGGTGACCCCATGACAAAACAGCAGCTAGTTGATTAAAGGAGGATGGCAAATGACAGTATTTGACGCAAACTACATCTACACAATTAAATGCCTAGCCCTTGTGTTTGTTGTGGCCCCCTGCGTGCTCTTTGCGGGCGGCATGCTGATCTGTGGGCTGATGTGGTGCGGGCTGCGCATCACCCGTGCGCTACACCTGCGGCTGCTGGGCCTGCCGCGGTGTGGGCGCTGCCGCTACTGGGCCACCATCCAGTGCCCGCTGTACGGCCGCAACACGCCGGATGATTTTTGCAGCCGCGGCGAAAGGTGGGGTGACTGATGGATATCCTGCTTTCGATCATCGGCAGTGCTGTTCTGGCCGCGCTGCTGTCCGCCGCCTACACTGCCGGGGTCTACGCCGGGAAAGCCGCTGCCCACCTGGACGAGGACGACGAACCGAAGATCTACATGGATCACACGCATGGAGGTGATGAACCTTGAAATATGTTGATAGGCCGTGCGCTTTCTGTGGAAAAATGATGAAAGGTGTCGCAGTTTCCAGAATGTATCATCCGGGATGTCTAAATGCCAGCCGCAGAGAACGATACAAAAAGAAAATGCTGGAAAAGCTAAAAGAAAGCAAGCCTACAAAGGCAACAAAGCCCGCGCCTAAAATTAAACAAATCACTGATCCTTGTGAATCATGCAGATGGAAAACGGGCGGGGCTTGTGTATTGCCTCGATGCTTAAAAAGAGTTGAACAACGGCGAAGGGAGGAATTAGCAAGTGCAATCCGAGAACGAAAGAAAGCAGAAATGGCTTTGGCGTTATCAGAACAGCCGCAGAGCGGAAGCACGGATAAGAAAACAGATTCTTGATGAAATGGACAGAGCAACGGCAACCACAAAAGCCCTTTCCCCTGTTGTGGTATCCGGGGGCAGCGGAAATAGCAAAATCGAAGAAGCCGTTGCCATTATGCAGGAACGCCAACAAAAACTATATGCCCAGTTGATAGAAACCGAAGTAATCCGCAGCGAGATAGAAAAGGCCATTGGCTCCATTCCAGCAGGCTTAATGCAGGATATCTTACAAGAAAGATACATCGTTGGGACGCCTTATTGGTGGATGATTGCCAACAACTTGCACATCTCCGAGAAGTGGGCACGGGAAAATCACAGAAAGGCTATTGATGCCTTAAAAATCTAAAAGAGTGCCGTTTAGTTCCGTTCCTACATGTTAAAATTGTTATGATGAAAGTTCCAAAAGAACTTCATACTTCCCTTATTTGTCTCTTTCCAAAAAGTATTCGCCGGTTTCCATCACCCACCGGCGAATATCTTGTTGCAATAGCTCAATCGGAAGAGCACCCGGCTCATAACCGGGCGCATGTGGGTTCAAATCCCTCTTGCAGCACCAGAGTACGCTTAGCGGTGTACAACCGGCACTATATGGGCCGTTATCAGCCATATAGAGCCTGACAGGGCTTACCTTGTCCGCTGCACCTGCAAAGCTGTCAAGCACTTTGCAGGTGATATATACCGTATAGCCATATAATGGCGCTGCGTTCCGGAGCAACAGCGCGGCGGATGGTGCAAGGCCACCATACGGAACCAGATGCAAGGTAGCTCCTTGCTGTGTGAGCGTGCGCGGTATACCTCACAAATGATGACAATGGTCGTGCAAATGGCAAGCCGCACATGCCCTTGTAGCTCAATGGCAAGAGCCTTGGTGTGCCGGTTCAAGTCCGGCTGAGGGCAAAGGCTGGGTCGCTCCCACCGGTGAAAGCCCGGCGCAGGCGAACGCGATAGATAGCATGACACAGCGGTGACATCTGAAAAGCCGCTCGGTATCTGCTTGTGCGGACTCCGTTACTGACGCAGTTACGCATCGCCGGAACCCATAACATCAAAGCAGAAACCGTAAACCCGCAGACAGGATATAAAACGGGTTGAATGCCGCGTTGTGATTTCCTACGCGAGATATAAACAGAGGAAATCAAAAGCAGGCGTACCATCACGCGCATAGCACTGGATGCCGCCTGTTACGTTGCAAAGCCTGCTACTTTGCAACGGGTGAGCCCGGCATAGCATAAACCGGGAGGGCGGGAACGCGCTTTCCCCGGCGCAAAGGGGTTTAGGGGGAATCAAGCTCATGCAAACGCATGGGCTTTTTGCTTTGCATAAAGGAGGATATTATGCAAGTTGTGATGAAATCGCTTGGAGAAATTCAGCCATACTCAAAAAACGCAAAAAAGCACGATGCAAGGCAAATCAAAAATGTTGCCGAAAGCATCAAGCAATATGGTTTTGTGCAGCCGGTTGTTGTGGACAAAAACAACGTTATTGTAATCGGTCATTGCCGCGCATTGGCTGCAAAAAAGCTGGGAATCAAAGAAGTACCGTGCGTCTGTGTGGACGATTTGACACCGGAACAAGTCGATGCGCTGCGGCTGGTGGATAACAAGAGCAACGAGAGCGACTGGGACTTTGACCTGCTGAAAGATGAACTGCCGGAGCTGGATTTGTCGGCGTTTGATTTTGATTGGGGGCTCCCAGAAGAAGCGACAGAAGAAGTTGTAGAAGACGATGCGCCGGAGGTGGATGAGGAATCCGAGCCAATAACAAAAAAAGGTAACATTTGGAAGCTTGGCAGACACAGGCTTATGTGCGGCGACAGCACAAAAAGCGACGATGTAAGCGCTCTTATGGGGGGGCGTCTTGCAGACATGTTGCTTACAGACCCGCCGTATAATGTCAATTATGGTTCGGTGAGAGATGTAAGCGAAGCAGTGAAAAGGCATCGACGCACGGATGGGCTGATGATAAAAAACGATAACATGGACGATGATTCGTTCAGGAAATTCTTAACGGACGCATTTACGAGTGCAAACGAAGCGTTAAAGCCGGGCGCGGTTTTTTATATATGGCACGCAGATAACGAAGGGTACAACTTCAGAGGCGCATGCAGGGATATAGGGTGGAAAGTTAGAGAATGCCTTATTTGGAATAAAAATACTTTCTGTATGGGACGCCAGGATTACCAGTGGAAACACGAGCCGTGCTTGTATGGATGGAAAGATGGCGCGAGCCATTTGTGGGCAAGCGATAGAAAGCAAACGACCGTTATGAATTTCGACAAGCCGAGCAAGAGCGAGTTACACCCAACAATGAAGCCCGTTGCCCTTTTTGATTACCAGATCAAAAATAATACAAAAGGCGGAGACATCGTGCTCGATTTGTTCGGCGGAAGCGGAACCACAGTTGCTGCGTGCGAACAGAACGGGAGAAACGCTTATGTTATGGAGCTAGATCCTAAATACTGTGATGTGATTGTAAAGCGATGGGAAACCCTGACAGGGAATAGGGCGGTGCTGTTAAATGACAATTAAAGAAGCGCGAAAAATAATCGCAAAGACAGACAGCCCGTACTTAAAAAGGGACATGCAGAAATTCATTCAACGCCAAAAGAAAAAGGAGGGCGTTTATGGCAAAAATAGGACGCCCGAAAAAAGAGATCGATCAAGACCGCTTTGAAAAACTATGCGAGTTACAGTGTACAAAAGAAGATATATGCGATTTCTTTGGCGTAACGGACAAAACGATTGATGCGTGGTGCAAAAGGACATACAAGGATAGTTTTTCCGTAGTTTTTAAGCAAAAGCGAGGAAAGGGAAAATGCTCTCTGCGTCGGTATCAATTTGCCCTTGCTCAAAAAAACGCAAACATGGCAATTTGGCTCGGCAAACAGTATCTAGGCCAGCGTGACGAGCCAGAGCAAACGGTTGACGCGGGGGTGCAAATCATAGATGACTTGTAATTTATCTAAGATTGTCTCCCCATGTTTTGTTGAAGCACACCGGAAAATCAAAGCTGGCAACGTAAAAGAGCTGCTTGCCAAGGGCGGGCGCGGCAGTACGAAATCAAGCTATATCAGTATAGAGCTGATTTTACAGCTGCTCAAGCATCCGCAATGCCACGCAGCAGTGTTCCGCAAGGTCGGCAACACGCTGCGTACGAGCGTTTATGCGCAAATCGTCTGGGCAATCAATGAGCTTGGTTTGCACGACCATTTTCGCTGCACTGTCTCCCCTATGGAATGCACCTATTTGCCAACTGGGCAAAAGGTGCTTTTTTTCGGCGTTGATGACCCCGGCAAGGTAAAGTCAATCAAAGTTCCGTTTGGCTATATCGGCATCTGCTGGTTTGAAGAACTAGACCAGTTTGACGGCGAAGAGCAAATCCGAAACGTGGAGCAGTCCTGCCTGCGCGGCGGCGATTGGTTCATTACGTTCAAGAGCTTCAACCCGCCTGCAATGGCGCGGAACTGGGCAAACGGCTATGCACTGAAAGCCCGCGATGGGAAGCTAATACATCATAGCACCTACAAGACAACGCCCGCAGAATGGCTTGGAGAGCGGTTCCTGGCAGATGCTGAATATTTGCAGCGCACAAACGAAACGGCCTACCGCCACGAGTATCTGGGCGAGGTAGTCGGCAGCGGCACGGCGGTATTCGAGAACCTGAAAATTCAACAAATCACAGACGAGCAGTTGAAAACATTCGACCGTATCAAGCGCGGCGTTGACTGGGGATGGTACCCTGACCCGTGGGCATACAATGCAATGCACTATGATGCAGCGCGGCGCACACTGTACATCTTTGATGAGCTTACACGGCGTAGAACAAGCAACAGGGCCACTGCGCAGCTTCTTTTGGATAAAGGGCTGACGCGCGAGGACAAAGTATGCGCGGATAGCGCTGAGCCGAAATCCATTGCGGACTATAACAAGTACGGCGTGAAAACATTCCCGGCCCGTAAAGGACCGAAATCGGTTCGATACGGCATAAAATGGCTGCAAATGCTGGAAGCTATTGTCATCGACCCGGAACGTTGCCCGGACACAGCAAAAGAGTTTAGCGAGTACGAGTACGAGCGAGACGCGAAAACGGGGGAAGTGTTGGAGGGGTATCCCGACATCAACAACCATCATATTGATGCAGTGCGTTATGCGATGGAAAGCACAGCGAACAAGGCGGGAAACACCGCCGAAACCAGATACAAGAGCATTTTCGTGTAAAGGCGGTGATAAGACGTGAAAACATACCAAGATTTTGTGTCGGTTGGCGAGGATGAAAAGGCCCGCATGAGTTTCATCCTGGGCGCAATCAATGAGTATAAGGCCGACCATAGCACACGCCTTGCAGCGAACGCCAACAAGTATTACCACGGAGAAAACCCTGCAATCAACAAATACGAAAAAATCATCTACGACTTGCAGGGCAAGGCGCACCGTGACATGTACACGGCAAATCACAAGATAGCAAGCAAGTTCTTTGGCTTTGTCGTAGACCAAGAAGTTTCGTATTTGCTGGGTAACGGCGTTTCATTTCAGAAGCCGAAGACAGAAAAGGCGCTGGGTGCGACGTTTGACGAAGATATTATGGACGCTGCCCGCCATGCTTTGATTGACGGGCAGTCTTTCGTGTTTTGGAATCTCGACCATGTGCAGGTGTTCGCAGCAGAGGAATTTGTTCCCCTGTACGACGAGGAAGACGGATCCATGAAAGCCGGAATCCGTTTCTGGCAGGTGGCAGACGATAAGCCACTGCGCGCCACGCTGTACGAGCTTGACGGGTACACAGAGTATCAAAAGCCCAAAAGCGATGATATGGCGATTCTCAAGCCGAAACGCGCTTACAAGTTGAAGCTGCGCACCAGCGAGGCAGACGGCACAGAAATTTATGACGGTGAGAATTATCCAGGATTTCCCATTATCCCGCTAAAAAACGGCGAGCAGGCCCACAGCGAGTTACAGGGGCGACAGAATACCATTGACGCGCTCGACCTTGCCAGCAGCAACATGGTCAACAACGTGGACGAGGGAAACCTGATCTACTGGGTTTTGACCAACTGCGGAGGCATGGACGAGCAGGACGATACTAGGTTCATTGAGCGTCTGAAAACGACCCATGTCGCCCATGCTGACGGTGACGAGGGCGCGAAGGCCACGCCACAGAGCATCGAAGCGCCGTTCCAGGGCACGCAAGCGACTATTGATATGCTCACCAAAAAGCTATACGAGGACTTTCAGGCTTTTGATTCTGCGGCTGTCAGCGCTGGCAACCAAACTGCAACGGCTATCAAGGCTAGTTATGTGCCACTCGACCTGAAAACGGACAAGTTTGAAAGCTGTGTGACGCGCTGCATCAAGGGCATTTTGGCGGTTGCAGGGCTTGATGACGAACCGACATACACGCGCAATCAGATTATCAACAAGCAGGAAGAAACGCAGACCGTGCTGCTGGGCGCGGAATACTACGATGACGAGTACATCACAAAAAAGCTGATGACTATTCTCGGAGACGCAGACCAGTTTGAAGACTTGATGCGCCGCAAGGCTGCCGAGGAGCTAGACCGTACGATTAACAATCCGCAGCCTAACGAGCCGCAGAACCAGCCGGGAAAGGGAATGAACGGCAATAAAGAAGAATGACAAGAGATTGAAAAGGGGGAAATCAAAGTGGGAGGTCGTGGCTCTGGAAGCAAAAGAGGCAGCGGGGCAGATAATCCTAAAAGCCGATTTGGCAACCCTGTAAAAACGCTTAAAAAGGTAACAAAAGAGAAAACAGCCGCACCGACATTGAAGACCGCAAAAGACATTGTTCCGTGGGTAAAGTCCCAAGTGGACGTTGATTTGGACAAATATCGTACCAAGGCGGCAAAACGGTTTGAGAACAGAAGAAGAATTGTAATTGATCTCGAAGCTATGCCGAAAACTGAATCAAGAAGCCTTTTGCTTTTGGAACATCAAAAATATAGTAACAACATAGAATTAAAATCGCTTAACCCTTGGCTGTACGAAATCCGTGTTAAAAAGAGAAAATAACGATGCTGAATTTTGAAAACCTCGACAAAGCCAACTTTTTAGGCGTTGGCAAATACAATACGCCGATTATCCAGCCGGAACACATTGATGTGCGGCATCTGGAATGGATTCCGTTCAACTTTGCAAAAACCTGTACGGACTGCGCAACAAAAGGCGTTCACTTTTTCGTGGACGATTATCAATTCCAAAGGGTGTGGAATCAGCCGGACAGGTACATTCCGCTGCTGCAAAAATTTGGCGCTGTGTGTGCGCCTGATTTCTCAATGTATACGGATATGCCGCTTGCTATGCAGATATACAATCACTATCGCAAGCACTGGCTGGCGGCATACTGGCAGCAATGCGGGATTCACGTTGTGCCAACCTTATGTTGGAGCAATGAGCAAAGCTACGATTGGTGCTTTGACGGTGAGCCGCAGCATTCGATTGTGGCGATTTCAAGCGTAGGAACGCAGCAAAACAAGCAGAATCAAACGCTGTTTGAAAAAGGCGTTCGGGCGGCATTGGCAAGGCTTGAACCCAGTGAGATTTTGTGGTATGGCAAATGCCCGGAAGAATTTGACTGGAACGTCACGAGGATTCAGCCATATTATGCAAGAGTAAAAAGGAGATGCGAAAATGGGAGGTAGAGGTTCCGGCAGCGGAAGAGGCGGCGGGTTTAGCAAGGACGGCGCTTTAACGTTGAACAATCCCAAAACCGTTGAAACAAGATATTTTGAAGCACGTGGTTGGAGTAGTTCCCGCTTTAGCGACGAAGTTCTTGAGGCAGCAACTGACGGAAAAGGAAATCTCACTTTTACTTATGCAAGCGGCGGAACGTTTGAAAAAACGGCAAAAACAAACAGAACAAATTATGTTACCTATAAAATTGCCGCTGGTGCAGTAAACGGAACCACCTTTAACGTTAATTGGGACAAGGTCAACAGCATTTCCGGGCAAACGTACAATTTGAGACAGGCTGCCAAGGAACACGGTTTATCGTGGGACAGTGCAAAAAAAATATGGCGTAGAAAATGAGAAAATTTGATTACGCCCATAAACTGACGGACGAACAGCTCGCCAAACTGGAACAGCGCATCGCAAAGCTGTACAAAGAAGCTGCTGACGAATTGACCGACACGGTGAAAGCCTATTTTGAACAGTTCAAAAAGCGCGATGCCGCTATGCTTGAAAAGCTGGAAAAAGGCGAAATCACCGAGCAACAATACAAGCAATGGCGGCTTGCGCAGGTAGGACGCGGAAAGCGTTTTGAAGCCCTGCGCGATAAAGTGGCAGAAAGATACACCGATGCTAATGCAACGGCTGTGGCATACGTCAATGACGTCACGCCGGGCATTTACAGCCTGAACCGAAATTATGCAGCTTACAAAATCGAGCAGGTAAGCGACAGCGCGGACTTTGCGCTGTGGGATGAGCAGACAGTGAAACGCTTGATTGTTGAACAGCCTGACTTGATGCCGTACTACCCGCCAAAGCGGGCATTGCAGCGCGGCATTGATTTAAAGTACGGCAAGCAGCAGATTACAGCCAGCGTGACAAGCTCCATTCTGCAAGGCAAAAGCATACCGAAAATCGCCAACGACTTACAAAGCCGTATGCAGGATATGAACCGTGCAAGCGCCATCAGAACGGCACGAACGGCGGTCACAGGAGCGCAAAACGCGGGACGGCTAGATACTTACCGCGCAGCGCAGGACATGGGAATCAAGCTGAAAAAGCGCTGGTTGGCAACGCTGGACAACCGCACACGCCACGCACACGCAATGCTTGACGGCCAGACAGTAGACGTTGACAAGCCGTTTAAGGTTGACGGTTACGAGCTTATGTATCCGGGAGACAGTTCCGCGCCGGGCTATCTTGTGTACAACTGCCGCTGCACGCAGATTGCAGAGGTTGACGGCGAGGATACAAGCAGCGGCGGCAGACGCGCCAGAAACCCGGAAACCCGGAAAAGCGTGCTTGTAAAAGATATGACCTATGCAGAGTGGGCGGGGTGGAAACGCAATGCAGATACGACTTGAAGATCACAGCGATGAGGTATTGGAAGCGCTGGAATCCGCTTGCCAGCGGGCGTTGGAAAAGTGCGTGCTTGTGGCTGAAGGGTACGCTAAAAAGCTATGCCACGTTGACACAGGCAATCTGCGCAACAGCATAACACATACCGTCAGCGACGGCGAAAATGCTGCGTATATCGGCACAAATAGCGAGTATGCGGTTTATGTGGAGTGCGGCACAGGCATTTACTATCCGGGCGGCAGACAAACACCGTGGACATATCAAGACGAAAACGGCGATTGGCATCTGACGCACGGACAACGCGCTAAACCGTACATCAAGCCCGCTGTCGCAGACCATGCCGCGCAGTATAACAGAATTATCGAACAAGAGCTGAAAGGCAAATAAGCCTCTCGGCTCTTTTTATTAGTGGTAATTGCAAATTTTGCAACTGCCACTTTTTTATATTCAAAAAATGTTTCCTTTCAAATTATCCGAAAGGAAACGTTTTTACAAACCTTTTGCAAAAACGGCGAAGCACTGCCGTTTTGAATAAATAAAACTCAAATGGCGAAGAACCGCCACCGAAGAAAAGGAGAGAACCCCCCATGGCAAAATTTACACGCGCTGAAATCCGTAAAATCATTGGCGAAAGCTGCACTGACGAAATCGAAAATCAGCTGGTGGCGCTCCATCTTGGAGTAGTTGACCCGCTGAAAGATGATGTCACGCGGTATAAAGCCGATGCAGAAAAGCTGCCGGGCGTTCAAAAGGAACTGGACGAACTGAAAGGCAAGGGCGATGACGGTTACAAGGCAAAGTATGAATCCGAGCACCAGGCTTTTGAGGATTACAAAACCAGCGTGGCCGCCGAAAAGACTACCGCTGCCAAAGAAAAGGCACTGGAGACCGCCCTGAAAAAAGTCGGCATTGCCGACAAACGCTTGCAGTCTGTTGCTCGGCTGTGCAAAGGCGATGGCTTGCTGGACAAGCTGGAACTGGACGATAAAGGCGCTATCAAGGATTCTGACAAGCTGGAAACCAGCCTGAAAGAATCTTACAGCGACTACATCGTTACTACCAGCACGCAGGGCGCAAACACGGCGAACCCGCCTGCCAACAGCGGCGGCGCAAAGCTCACAATGGCCGACATCTACAAAAAAGATGAAAAAGGGCGCTATGTCATGGATTATGAAGCACGCCTGAAGGCCATCGAAGAAAATCTGAACAACCAGAACACATGAAAGGAGCCTTAAAATGGCAGCAACTAAAATTGAAACCCTGACCACCCCCCGCGACAGTCTGCCCAATGTCTACACCGGCGTGACTGCTCGCGAGCTTGATTTTGTGACCCGCTTCGCCGACAACTGGGAGGCACTGCGGGAAATCTACGGCATCATGCGGCCCATCCGCAAGCAGGCGGGCACCTCGCTGGTGTCTTATACCGCTAGCGTTGCGCTGGAGAGCGGCACTGTGCCCGCCGGTGCTGTAATCCCCTATAGCAAGACCACTATCACCCAGGCCACAAAGGAAGACATCACCCTGCAAAAGTACGCAAAAGCCGTGCCCATTGAGGATGTGGACAAGTACGGCGCGACAATCGCCGTACAGAAGTCCGATGATGCTTTCCTCACCAAGCTGCAAAACGAGGTGATGAGCAAATTTTACACCTTCCTGAACACCGGCAGCCTGACCGGCGAAGCTGCATCCTGGCAGGCTGCTCTGGCGAAGGCTCAGGGCGAGGTGCTGAACAAGTTTGCCACCATTCAGAAGGATGTGACCGAAGTAGTCGGCTTTGCGAACATCCTGGATGCTTACGACTATCTGGGCAGTGCGCAGGTGACCGTACAGAATGCTTTCGGCCTGACCTACATCAAGAACTTTATGGGTTATAGCACCCTGTTCCTGCTGCCCGCAACTCAGATTGCCCGCAACAAGGTCATTGCAACCCCCGTGGAAAACATTGACCTGTACTATGTTGACCCCTCTAGCGAGTTCTCTAGCCTGGGCCTGACTTACACCGTGAACGGTGAAACTCCCCTGATCGGCTTCCACGCTCAGGGCAACTATGGCACTGCTGTGGGTGAGAGCTTTGCGGTTATGGGCATGGCTCTGTGGGCTGAGTATCTGGACGGCATTGCGGTTATCACTGTCAATCCTGCTGCAACTAAGGCCGCTGTAAACACTAAGGGCTGATAAAAGGAGGGCAGCGTAATGCTTGAAGAATTGATGAGGGAGTGCCGGAACTGGTTTGTAGTCCCGAACGGCGTACACCTGGGCACGTTTACAATCGAAGATGGCAGCATTGCGCTGCCTTTTTTAGTTGTGGGGCAATATTTCCGCATTATCGGGAGCACGTTCAACGATGGCGTGTACCAGTACGGTACTGGCGGCTTGACCGATGAAACGTTTGACGGTGCCGTGTGGGCGCTGGCCGTGCCCGCTGCCTTTACTTCTCTGGTTGAGGACGTGGAAGCATGGCGCAACAAGTATGAGAGCGCTGCAAACAGCCCGTTTCAAAGCGAGAGCTTTGCAGGGTATAGTTACACAAAATCGAGCGCAAACGGCAATTCTGGCGGTTCTGTGACGGGCTGGCAGGGTGTGTTTGCGTCCCGGCTGAACAAATGGAGAAAGCTATGAGCCTTTTAGATGATTTTTCGCACAGCTGCATCATTATGGACAAGCTGACAAAGCCTGACGGCGAGGGCGGCTATGTTACAGAGTGGAGCGAGGGCGCAGAGTTTGCGAATTACGTTGCATTTGACAGCAGCCTTGAAGCACGGCAGGCCGAAGCGCAGGGCGTGACCAGCGTGTATACCGGCATTGTGCGGAAAGATGTGCCTATCGAGTACGGCAGCGTGTACAAGGACGTGACGACCGGGGCATATTTTCGGGTCACGAGCCGACCAGAAGAAAAGCAAGCCCCGGCAAGCGCTTCCCCAATGCTGAACGGCCTAAAAAGTTTTACGGCTGAACGATTGTGGGGTGGATTGCCGACATGACAAAAGGCGCTGCATTACAGCAGTTTTTCGGGCAATTTATGACCGCTTACGCCAGCAACGCCGTTCCGGATGACGCTGTACTCCCATACCTGACCTATGATGCTGTGTTTGACGCATGGGGCGGCGGGGCGGTATCGCTGACGGTCAACATGTGGCTCCATACCACGAGAGAAGCGGTGCCCAATGCAAAGGCGCTTGAACTTTCGGACGCGCTGGGCATTGGCGGCGTGACGCTGCCGGTAGATGACGGCTTGATTTGGTTAAAACGCGGCTCCCCATTCTGCCAGGCGCTGGCAGATGACACAGACAAAAACCTAAAACGGCGGTACATCAACGTGACCGCCGAATTTTTATGCCTAAATTGAGGTGAAAGCATGAAATTTACTCGTATCCCCGAATCTGCGTTTAAGGAACTGGTCTTGAACGCGGGTTATCTTGCAACTACGTTTGACCCGACTGCCGGTACTGCGCCGGAAGAAAGTGCGCTGCTGGGCGCTACGACCGGCGGCATCAACTTTTCTGCCGTTCCCAGCTTTACCGACTTCGGCGATGACATCGACAACTGCCCCAAAAACATGAAAGAGCTGAAGCAGATTGAATCTTGGGATGTCAAGTGCAGTGGCACTTATGTTTCGGCATCCCCGGCCAATGTAAAAAGTATGCTTGGCGCAGCAGAGGAAACAACCACTTCCAATGTTTCCAAAATCACGCCGCGCGACCTAAAAAACAGCGACTTTACCGATTTGTGGCTACTGTGCGATTATTCCGACAAGCACGGCGCTACGAATGGCGGTTTCTGCGCCATCCACATGCTGAATACGCTGTCCACCGGCGGTTTCAGCTTGCAGACAGGCGACAAGGCAAAAGGCCAGATGAGCTTTGAATACACGGCGCACTACTCCATTACCGCGCAGGACATTGTGCCGTGCGAGGTGTATATCAAAGCGGGAGAGGATGAGGCCTGATGCGGATTTTTTCTGAACTTAGCACTGATGAAGCGCTGGAAGTTGTTTTGCAAATCGCGCAGCCCATCACAAACCTGATCGAAGATGAAGCGCTTGTGAAAGAAATGCAGGAAACGATGCCGAAGGGAGAAACGACTATTATTGCAATGAAGCGTTTCGGCCTTGCGAAAATCGTTAAAATGCTGAACATTGCGTTGAAGCAGCACCGAGAGGATGTATACACAATCCTTGCACCGTTCAACGGCCTGACGGTGGAAGAAATCGGCAAACAGAATTTCCTTATCACCTGCAAGCAGGTTGCCGATCTGCTGAATGATAAGGGCTTTGTTGATTTTTTCAAATCGTATCTCGGTGGCGGGCAGAACAAGTAGTTCCTGTACTGCTAAAAATGCCGAAACTGGGCGCAAAAGCGCTTGTGTCGGCGCTGCCTTATGCCCTAAAAGCAGAGCTTGAGGAAATGCAATACAAGGTGTATCTGACGGATAGCGCCTGGAGTATTGTAACAACGATAACAGGGGCAAAGGATATGCCGCCTAGATACATTGATATTATTCGACCTCCAAAGGTTGACAACAGAACTCCGGAACAGGTGCAAGCGGATTTCAAGGTGTTTGCAACGCGGCACGGCTTGAAAATTCCAAAATAAAATGCCGCCCGATGTGGGCGGCATCAATCAGAAGCAGTTTTTTACAATGGCTTTATAAATCGGCTCGTCAACTTCAAGCATAAACCGCTTGCCGCTGTAACGCCATTGCGGGTCATCTATAAGTTGGACAACCACTTGATAGATTCCTTTCTGCTTGGCTGTCATTGCTCCGGCAACCATACCGGCGCCGCCGAACAAGGCACCTCCAACCATACCACGCATAACGCCGGATGCCATTGACTTGTTGTGGCTTTCGTCAACTACGGAGTAACCTGCAACGGTGCGACTGTTGAGTTCAAGATTCGACACACCGCCGACATCCATTGACACAGTGCCAAAGGAAAGCGAAACCTTCTTGCCGACAAAATCACCTGCGATAACTGCATTTTTTGCTTTTGCCATAAAAAACACCTCCTACGGATAGAATACAATACTGAATTTAAAAATTCAAGAAGGGAGTGATAGATTGGACGTTTTTAACTTATATGCAAAATTAAGTCTGAACACAGACGACTATGAAAAAGGCATTGAGAAGGCAAAAGGCGGCGCATCGTCTTTGATGGACGTTTTCAGCGGTACGCTGCTTGGCAATGTTGTCTCAGACGGCTTGCGGACCGTAACCAACGGCATTACGAAAATCGGGGAAACCGCTGCAAACATGGCCGTGTCAATCGGCAAGGCATCGCTTGATAGCTATGGAAATTATGAGCAGCTTGTGGGAGGCGTCGAGACGCTGTACTCCGAAACGCAGATGTCGCTTGAGGATTTTGCGAAGGCAGCCGGGAAAACAACTGACGAAGTGTTTATGGAGTGGAGCGACCTGACCGCCGGGCAGCGCAAGGTGTGGAACGATGCGGCGGACGCTTACAAAACCGTCGGAATGTCCATGAATGAGTACATGGACACAGCCACATCCTTCGCGGCGGCGCTAGTGTCCAGCTTGGGCGGCGACACAAAAAAAGCAGCTGATATGGCAAATATCGCTATCACCGATATGGCCGATAATGCAAACAAAATGGGCACTAATATGCAGTCCATCCAAGATGCATACAACGGATTTGCCAAGCAGAACTATACAATGCTCGACAACCTAAAGCTAGGCTATGGTGGCACAAAAACTGAGATGGAGCGCCTTGTGAAGGAGGCATCCACACTGACGGATGTGCAAAAAGAGCTTGGTGTGACGGTAGACGGAACCAGTCTATCGTACTCTAACATTGTCTCGGCAATCCATGTGGTGCAGGCCAATATGGGGATTTTGGGCACCACAAGCAAAGAGGCATCAACGACGATTCTGGGTAGCACGGCCTCCATGCGGGCGGCGTGGGAAAATATGCTTGTCGCAATCGCCGACCCTGAGCAAGATGTCGGCGAGGCCGTTGACAACCTCGTGGAGAGTGTCATTGCAGCTGGGAAAAATATTGTGCCGCGTATTCAAGAGATCGTGCCGACACTGGTTGATGGCATTTCCGAGCTTGCGACGCAGCTTACCCCGTATGTAAGCGGCGTGATTATGGAGCTGGAACCGACTATTGAAGAGGGATTGCAGGCGCTTTTGGGCGGTCTAAGCAGTGTAGCAAACGAATTGCAGCCCATTGTTGCCGATGTATTCTCTTTTTTGGGCGATGCAATTGTTTCCGGGCTTACAACTGCGGTGAAAAACTCCGATTTTTCGTTTCTGCTTGACATTTTTGATAATGTTAAAACGGCAGTTAAAGGAGTTGTTCCCTTGATTGAAAAAATTGTCCCCGCGCTTGTAACGGTGGGCGCGGCTGCCAAGGGCTGGGAAATCGGCAAAAAGTTGCAGTCCATTGTAACGGGATTTGACGAAGCGAAAGTTGCAGTGTCCTTGTTTAGTATGGGGCTTTCGGACGCCGAAATCGCTCAGGGAGCGCTCAACGGCACATTAAAAGCCTCCGAGGTTGTAGCAGGATTGCTTACGGGCAAGATTTCGCTAATGACACTTGCACAAACGGCGGCGGCAAAGGCACAAGCTGCATTCAATGCGGTTTTGGCGGCGAATCCTATTGCGCTGGTTGTTGTCGCAATTGGCGCTCTTGTCGGTATACTGGCGGTTCTGTATGCTAAAAACGAGGATTTCCGCAGCAAAGTAAACGCCGCGTGGGAATCCGTTTCGGAAAAAGTTCAAGGCGTTGTTGACTTTTTAATTCCCTATATTGCTGCTGCAATGGATTCCATTAAGAATGTCGTTGAAAAAGTCGTTGAATCGCTCGTTCCTGTCGCTGAAAGCATTGGGCAAGCCTTTTCTGCTGCGTGGGACTTGGCAAAAACCGTGTGGAGCTGGGCGAGCGCATTTTTCAGCGCTATTGTGCAAGCTATCATCACGGTTTTCAGCCCGTTTGCCCCGTTGATCAGCGGCATCTTTAGCACTGCTTTTGCGGCTGTAAAAACGGTCTGGGGTGTTGCTACAAGCTTTTTCCAGATGATTTTTAATGTCATTACCGGGATTTTCGCTGTTATAGACGGCGTGCTTACAGGTGATTTCAGCAAGGCGTGGGAAGGCATCAAAGGCATTTTCGGCAGCGTTTTTTCGTTCTTCGATGGCGTCGGCAATGAGGTTGTCGAGGGCATAAAAAGCGGAATTTCTGCTATTTGGGGTGGCCTTGTCAGCTTTGTGCAGGGCTTGTGGGATGGCATCAAGAGCATTTTTGTCATCGACGCAAGCGACGTAAAAAACAATACGGGGTCTAACAGCCATCGTGCGGGCGGCCTTGACTATGTACCGTATAACGGATATGCGGCTGACCTGCATCGCGGCGAAATGGTGCTGACGGCGCGGGAAGCAGAAAAATATCGTAATGGAGGAAAAACTGGCGGTGATATGGTGTTCCAGATCAGCATTAACGGTATGCAGTTTACGAATGTTTCTGACATGGCCCATGCGCTTGCAAATGATATTTCCCACGAATTGGAAGCACAGACACGCAGAAAGGCGGCGCTGTATGGATAAAAAGTTCTGGCTGGACGGCGCTTGCAGCCTGGATGCGGGGATACGGCTGCAAAATGAGCTGACTTTTGGGCAGGCAACGCCGCGGGTTACGGTTACAAGCATACCGGGCCGCAGCGGTGACCTGCACATGTGGGATGGCAGCTACAGCAACGTTACCGGAACGGCAAAATGCTTTGCGCTGGATGCAAACGAGGTTGCGGAACTACTGCCTGGCATTGCAGAGTTTTTGTGCGGGGAAACCATGGGATACCGGCGGCTTGAAACAGAGGAAGAGCCGGATATCTACCGTATGGCGCTGGTAGAAAACCTGCCAGAAACGGAAATCCGGGTGCGGCGGCTGGCCCCATTTAATATTTCTTTTGACTGTATGCCGCAGAAGTTTTTTAAGGCCGGAGAATGTCCCATTACCGTTGCAAGCGGGGATATTTTGCGAAACCCGACCGGACAGGCGGCTTTGCCGCTGGTTGAGCTCGTATTAAGCGGGGATGCAAAATTGAAAATTGGACAAGTTCAGTTGTCTATTGATGGGTATACCGGCAACATGGTGCTGGACTGCGAATTGCAAGATGCTTACAAGGATGGCACAAACCTGAACCAGTATGTGACCGCGCCTGAGTTCCCCGTTTTGGGGCCAGGAGAAAACCAGATCAGCTGGACAGGCGGAATTGACAGCTGTGTAATTACGCCAAGGTGGTGGACGCTATGATTCCAAGATACTATGATGGCACCACTGGAGATAAGGGCAACGGGCTTGGCGCACTGCGCGACTGTATCAGCTGTACAATAACGGAAGAGCGCAACGGCAGTTTTGAGCTTGAGATGGTATACCCTGTTGGCGGGCAGCATTATGATTCTTTGGCGCTGCGCGGGTTAATTAAGGCGAAGCCAAACCCGTTTGCGGATGAACAACTATTCCGCATCTACCAGATCAGCAGGCCGATTGGTGGACAGGTGACGGTAAATGCGGCGCACATCAGCTATGATTTGAGCGGCATTCCGGTTGCACCGTTTGTGGCGAGTGGCGCACAGGCAGCATTAGCCGGATTAAAACAGAACGTTGCAACAGATTGCGAATTTACGTTTTGGAGTGACATATCTACAGCGGGGGATTTTTCCGTTTCTGTCCCTTCTTCTCTGCGCAGCCGGTTGGGCGGCGTTGAAGGGAGCATTTTGGACGTTTTTGGGGGAGAATACGAGTGGGATAATTACGCTGTCAAGCTGCATGGAGCGAGAGGAAGCGACCGGGGCGTAAGTATCCGATACGGGAAGAACCTAACCGATCTAACGCAGGAAGAAAACTGTGCAAGCATCTATACCGGCGTATATCCCTACTGGGCAGACAGTGACGGCAATGTGGTGCAAATTAGCACAGGGCCGGTTGTGAATGTGCCGGATGGAAATTACGATTTTGTACGCATTTTGACGCTGGATGTGAGCCAAGATTTTGAGGTGCAACCCACAGACGAACAGCTGCAGCAGGCCGCGCTAAAGTACATCAAGTCAAACAATGTTGGTGTGCCGGAAGTAAGCTTGAAATTGAGTTGGGCACAGTTGGAAAACACCGAAGAGTATAAGGGCAAGGCAGTGCTTGAGCGCGTGGGGCTGTGTGATACCGTGCGTGTGATGTTTGCACGGTTGGGCGTACAGGCTACCGCAAAGGTTGTAAAAACCGTGTACAACGTGCTTTTGGGGCGGTACGACAGTGTAGAACTTGGCGATGCACGCGCAACGCTTGCAGACACGGTTGCAAGCCTGGGCAAAGACACCAAACAAGAGATTGACCGCACACAGACCATGCTGAAACGTGCGATTGCCCGCGCTACAAAATTGATTACCGGCAATTTGGGCGGATATGTAGTCTTCCACAGTTCTACCGGGGGCGATACACCGGATGAAATCTTGATTATGGACAAGCCAGACATTAACACAGCAACAAGGGTGTGGCGGTGGAATCTATCGGGGTTGGGATATTCCTCAACCGGGTACAATGGCGAATTTGGGCTTGCCATGACAATGGATGGGGCTATTGTGGCGGATTACATTACCGCCGGTACATTGGCCGCAAATCTGATAAAAACCGGAATTATCCAGAGCCTGAACGAGATCACCTATTTTGACCTGGACAACGGAATTATCAAGTTGGGGTATGATGACGATACCAAAGGGCACAAATATGCCAAAATTACGCCGGACGGCATCCGGTGGATGGGTGGCCAAACCAGCGGCGGAGAAACGGCGCAGGGCGTGATACAAAACAATGCAGATACCTGTACATTTGCGAGTGATACCCGATACCAGCGGTATGGCTGGCTGCACAAAGACGCGGACGGAAGTGAAAGTTTCCAGGGGCTGAAACTTGAACAGGTAGACGCAGAAGCAATTTTTGAGAATTTGCAAAAAATCAGCTTTGGCGGGACGTTTAGCGGGCGCAGCCTTGTAATGTGGGACACGGTAGAGGTATCCAGCGGCAAAGGGGACGCAACGTTAAAGGCCGACCAACTATATGTTGGCGGTAAAAGAATCTATTGCAATGATGACGGCACGGTAACGTGCGGATAAGGAGTTTGAGCAATGGCAGCAGAAGTAATGACAGCACCAGAAGGGCGGATTATTCACAAAACATATGCCGTACTTTCTGGTGCAGCAATACCGCAGCGAGTGCATGTTACACAGTATGACGAGAGCTTGCCGGTTATTGCCTGCACACTGTATAAGGATGGGCAGCTATACACAATTCCGGACGGCGCAAGCGTGCGGCTGCGGATGAACAAAAATGGCTTGCCAGTATACCATGAAGCAATTGGCATTGATGATGCACGGCACGTTGTATACCTTGAAATTACCGCGCAGATGACGGTACTGTATGGTGAGTTTGCGATGGTGGTTGAAGTTGAAACCTCTGACGGGAAAACGGCAGGAACCAGCTATTTGCGGCTTATTGTACGGCAAAACCCGGTACAGAACCCGGAGCTTGACAATATCCCGGATTACACTGCAAACAGTAACAGACTGACGGCTGAAGGGGTTAAAAAGCTGCAAGATGAAAGCAGCACGCAGCAGAAAGCGATTGAGGATAAGGGCAAGAAAACGCTGGAATCTATCCCGGCGGACTACAGCACGCTGAGCGGAAAGGTGGATAAAAATACCAGCGGGATTAGTGAACTAAAGGAAGATTTAGATGACAACTATGATATCCTTACAAAAAAAGCAAATATTTTGACAACAAAATTAGAAAAAGCATATATTAGAAGCGATGGTTCCATCGGGAGTTCCGATTTGCAGGAATGCTCTAGATGCGATGTTACTGACTTTGTTAATCTAAATATAATAGTTATAGCAGAATTATCACAAACAGAATTTCCTTATGTCGCATTTTATGACCTTCCTTTAGAGGAAACTGTTTGGAATGTGCCAAAAGAAAATGCTATTGAATTTTTCTTTCCTCAATTTCAAGGCAAATGCCGACAAAATTTTAAAGTCCCCTCTAATGCAAAAACAATGGTGATAGCTACTGACAAAAATAGTGACCCTATAGTTGTATCGATTATAGGAGGGGTAAGTACGGTATCGCCTGAGTTTTTTGGGGCCACTGGAGACGGTTTGAATGATGATACAGACGCATTAAAAAAAGCGATTAAAAGTGGCATGCCTATAGTTGGCAACGGGATATATTCTATATCATCTGAATTGGTGATTGTTGCCAATGATAACACAGTATATGATTTTAGCGTTATTGTAAATTCAGAAATTGATACAGCTATTACCATTATCAATAGTAATAAGAGAGTAAAAAATGCCTCATTTCATTTGAAAGTAGACTGTAATGGAATGGCAAATATCGGCATTAAATACGATAGGCTTATTGCGTGTCACGGAACATTTTACGTTGAAAACGTAAAACAAATTGGTGTATACGCAAGATACAGCAATGACGATTGTGCGGAAAACAGAATCGACATTAGCGTTTGGAATAACAAATATTACGAAGAGTCAATTGGTTTGGTAACTGGACAAGATGACATTTATAGTGTAACTACAAAAGATGTAGTTACATCGGTAAAACTCAGAAAAGGTGGAAATAAGTTTACAATAATACACGGCTGGACATCGTTAAACGATGTATTTTTATCGAGCAAATTGATTGATTGTAATACTGACAGCTATAATTTTTTTGATACCCTAATTCAAGACAATGTAAGAACATGCTTTTTCTTTTCCCAAGGATACTTTAAATGTAAAGTTGGCTCGATAAGCGCATACGGCAAAAACAAAATTTATATGTTTGGAAAAACATCTGCCATTAACATCGTTGGTAATAATATTGATGTAATACCTAATAATACGTTTGCAATAGATTCACATGTACGACTTGATGGGACTAATTCTTATACTTGGTTGGTTGATGGGAATGAAGATAATACGCCTGAATTGTTATTTAAAATTGTTTGTCAAGGCAGAACGGGAAGTTCCCTTGTTGATATTGGCCGAAATTACTCGGTAGGTAAATATTTATATACGGTTAATGATAAAAATTACAGCGTTGAACAGACACGAGGGGCTTTTGACAGTCAAAAATTAACTGTAGAATATAAAGGGACATTAATCGTATATAAAAGACTGCGTGCTTTGAATAATAAAATGTGGGGTTCGTGGTATAAATCAGAATTTACGCTTGGAAACCCAGATTTAATCAACTAAAGAGGGCTTTAGCTTACCCAAAAAAGGAGTTGAAAACATGAGATTATCCAACGACGACGTCCTGCTCTGCTGGCCCCTGGCCCAGCACATTATTACCGCCGGCTGGCTCTACAATGACGGCAGCCTGCACCGGGCGCTGGATTTCCGCGCGGCGGTGGGCACGCCGGTATACGCCGCAGAGGGTGGCACGGTGGAGACGGCCTACCGCTGGAACGGCAAGCGCACCCAGGGAGATACCAACAGCTATGGCAACATGATTAAGCTGAAACACGCTACATACAAGTATGGCACCCTCGAAACCCTGTATGCCCACCTGAGCAAGCTTTGCGTGACGCAGGGACAGCAGGTACAGGAAGGCCAGCTGATCGGCTACAGCGGCAACACCGGCAACAGTTTTGGTGCACACCTGCATTTTGAAGTACGATGGAAGGGCAAACGCACGAACCCGCTGAACTGGCTGGATAGTGATTTCAGCAAAGCTTCCAGCGCAGTGCGGCTGGGAAGCTACAGCAGCGTAAAACACAACACAAAGGAAGTGAAAACCGTGAGCGAGAATAAATTGCAGCGGGTAACAATTACCCCGAATACCGATGATGAATACACTGAGATTGCAAAGCTGTTTTGCACGCTTGGCCTGCCGCTTAGCTGTGTATGCAGTAGCGGGGACGCGATGACCTTGATGCACGCAGCGCAAGCAGGAAACGCAGAATACAAAAGCGAATGGGTTTGAGGTGGTGCAGTGAAAAAACTTTTTATTTCTCAGCCGATGCGCGGCAAAACGAACGAAGAAATTATCAAGGAACGCAAGGTTTTGATTGCCGATGTGCACATGAAAACACACGAAAATTTAGCAGTCATTGATTCATTTTTTGAGAACGCCCCTGCTGACGCAACGCCGCTGTGGTATCTGGGCGAAAGCATCAAGTTGCTTGGCACTGCTGATTTTGTGGTGTTCGCCCCTGGCTGGCAGGACTATCGCTGGTGCTGCATTGAACATGACGCGGCTGTCCAGTACGGAATTCCTATTGTGGAGGTATGAGCATGGATGCTATCATCGTTGCCCTGATTGCCGGGGGATGCTCCGTTGTTGGCACGATTATTACAGCTCTGACAACATCCCGCCGTACCGAACAGCGCATGGCCACCGCGCAGGCCGTGACTGATACCAAAATTGAAGAGCTCACCCGCGAGGTGCGCGAACACAACAACTTTGCTAAGCGTGTACCAGTGCTGGAAGAACAAATCAAGGTTGCAAACCATCGAATCGCAGACCTTGAAGAAGCAAGCAAAAGCGCCTGAAAAATAAAACACATCCCCCAATAGCCCGCTTTTGGATGTGAAAAGCAATTTTAAGCCTATACAATAGCAATTTTTACCAGAATTTGATAAGGAGAAAGCAAAATGGATATTTCTTTTCTGTCCGAATACATGATTCCCGTGATTGTTGGCATCTGCCTGTGCGTGGGCTGGATTGTCAAGCAGTGGATTAAGGATGTTGACAACCGCTATATCCCCACCATTTGCGCGGCGCTTGGTGTCGCACTGGCATGCTGGATGAATTGGCCTGAAATTACCGCTACCGTGATTTTGTCCGGCCTTGCAAGCGGGCTGGCATCTACCGGTTTGCACCAGGCGTTCAAGCAGATTCTTGAGGGCTTTGGCAATGGGAAGTAAGTTTGACTTCCGAATGAGCCGCAGCGACTATGATGACCTCTGTTTTGACCTGACTGATGACGAACACGCAGTGTTGGATTTGCGGCGGCGCGGCTGGCACAATGCAGATATTGCGGCTGCAATGCATTGCAGCGAGCGCACCGTTAAGCGGTACGCCAAATCCGTACACGACAAAATGCACCGATAAACACATAGCAAAAGCCCGGCAGGTTCACAACCTGCCGGGCTTTTTATTTTTGCTTGTCTTTTTGCGCATTGTACCACGTTAAAAACTCACCAAAGAGGCGCTGCTCTGCCTCTTTGCGGGCGGCAATGGCTTTGTTTTTGTCGGCGCCGCAATACAGGTGGTACCGCTCTCCCTTAAAATAAATGTATGCGATATATTTTCCGTCTTTTCTACACGACACACCGCGCACGCCTGTGGTGTTGTTCCGTTGGGCTTTGCTCGATGATATTCGGCTAACGTTGGTACCTTCAATCTGTCCGAGCTTATCGGCAATGGGTTTGGTGGTGAGGTTGCGGTTTTTTATGCACCCGCAGCTTATCTGCTTGGAGTGGGCAATGGTGCGGCTTGGCAGCTCCACAATTTTGCCACAGTTGAGGCAGCGGCAGCGGAAAACCCGGCTGCTGCCTTGCCGCTTTGGTGTTGGCTCAATAACGTACAAATAGCCAAATGTCTGCCCGGTTAAATCCCTAAACGGCGGCACGTTGCTCACCCCTCAAGGTACGCACGCAGGGCGGTGCGCACAATCTCGCTGCGGTTGGCACCGTCTGCAGCGCTGCGGGCATCCAGCTTGTCAAGCAGCTCCTGCGGCAGCAGAACGTTGAGCCGGGCATCCTCCACCACCTCGCCAAACGCCGCCTCGTAGTCGTTGCCGTCAAGGTACTGCTCTGCCCACTCGCGGGCGGCATCCTCGGCGATGGGGGTAATCTCCTCACCCCAGCCCCAGTTGCCGTCCTGTTTTGGGAAACCGTTGCCGTAGCTGTGTATAAAATACTTGCCCGCCTTGGTACGGTATAAATCTTGTCCGCGATAGTAGATGTCATTGGGTAAGTAATTGTTTTCGTGGACACCTAGCCGCTGGGCGGTTTCGGTGTTGTAGCGGCTGCCGTTGATGATCTTTTTCATGGTGTGGCTCCTTTTTTTATATTACAGCCGTTTTGCATCAAACAGCTGAGAAACGGATACGATCTCAAAAGGGATTTCCTCACGCTTGCCGGAGCTGGTCGGTGCGGTGATGGTCAACGCCTGCAGCGCCTCGTCAATGGCTTGATTATAGTCGCCTGTCACGCGGATGGCGGGGACGAAGGCAAAGACCAGATTGATGTTGCCGTCCTTGGCTTTGTAGTCGGAGCGGATGCCGCCCGGCACAGCGTGGATGAAGTCGGGCAGGGAAACCGTCACGGCTTTGCGGTGCGGCACGCCTTTGGGGTTGTCGCCTTCGTATTTCCAGCCCTCCGGCAAGCGAAAGTTGCTGTAGGTGTCGTTCTGCACGGCGGTGAAATAGGCGTTTTCGGCGGGGGTGTAATTGCCGGTGCGGTGGGATGCCAAAGCCATGGTGATGATGATCTCGGTAGTCATAATGTTTTCTCCTTTGTTTGTGTGGGGTGTTTCGTATCTCTTATGTTGTACTTATTATAGCACAGATAATATTTAATGTAAATACTATTTTACAATAAAATATTATTTTTGCGTCAAATGATTTTCAAAATTCAGCTTTTGCAAAAACACGTCCCACGTTTGGCACTTCTGTGTCCTACGTTGGGACGTGTTTTTTTGTATAATGAGAGCAAGAAAGGCGGCAGACTATGGCGTTTCGGCAATACAATCCAAACCCGGACGGAAAGCGCGTCGGTGACTGCACAATTCGGGCAATTTCTGCGGCAACGCAGCAAGATTGGGAATCCGTATATACTGCCTTGATATTAGAGGGCTTTATCCTGCACGATCTTCCGTCTGCAAACTATGTCTGGGGCAGTTATCTGCGGCGGTGCGGGTGGAACCGTTTGGCAATTCCGAACAGCTGCCCGGACTGTTACACCGTTGCGGAATTTGCCGCCGACAATCCGACAGGCGTATATATTCTGGCTATGGCGACGCACGTTGTCGCTGTTGTTGATGGCGATTGGCTTGATACTTGGGACAGTGGCGACGAAACGCCGCTGTATTATTGGCAGAAAGGATGATTTACTATGGCGTTTGGCGTACCGTATCAGCCCGGCTATATGCCGAACTATTATCCGATGGGGCAGCAGATGCCGTCGGCTATGCCAGATCAGCTCGCACAGCTCCGGCAGGCGGCGTATCCGCAACAGCAGCCAACAGCGCAGCAGACCGCGCCTATTATCTGGGTGCAGGGTGAAGAAGGAGCCAAAGCGTATATGGTCGCGGCAGGGAACAGCGTGCTGCTGATGGACAGCGAAAACAGCACATTTTATATCAAATCCACCGATGCCAGCGGTATGCCGCAGCCTTTGCGCGTTTTTGACTACTCGGAACGCACGGCAAGCCAGAAACAGCCCACACATACCGTGCAAAAGCCAAAAGAAGAATATGTCACACGGCAGGAGTTTAACGCTCTGACAGCCCGCTTTGACGCTCTGACGGCAGACAAGCCTTTGACGCGAAAGAAAAAGGAGGCAGACAATGAGCAACCCTCTGTTTAACGCTCTTGGCGGCGGCAAAATGCCGGGCGCGATGGGGCAATTTCAGCAGATGATGCAGCAGTTTCAGCAGTTTCGAGCAAATTTCCAAGGCGACCCGAAGCAAGAAGTTCAAAAGCTGCTGCAATCTGGAAAAATGAGCCAGCAGCAGCTAAACCAGCTACAAGCTATGGCACAACAGTTTCAAACATTTATGAAGTAGGTTCAAACCGTGCGCACGGTGAACAATACATTCAACTTTTGAAAGGAGTTCAACATGAGTCTTTCTTCGGATGGCACTGTTATGACAATGCCTGTTCAGCCCGCGAATACGGGCAATGGCAACGGCTGGGGCTTTGGCGGCGACGGTGCTTGGTGGATTATTATCCTGTTCCTCTTCGTTTTCTGCGGCTGGGGCGGAAACTGGGGCAACAACGGCTTTGGCGGCAACGGCAGCACCGGCGCGGTTGATGGTTACATTCTCACCAGTGATTTTGCCAACATCGAACGCAAAATCGACGTCGTGAACAACGGCCTGTGCGATGGTTTCTACCAGCAGGCGCAGCTTGTCAACGGCGTGCAGAATACTATGCAGCAGGGCTTTATGTCGGCTGAAATCAGCCGTGCCAATCAGCAGGCGGCATTTATGCAGCAGCTGAATGCCATGCAGATGCAGCAGGCCAATTGCTGCTGCGAGACCCGCGAAGCGATTCAGGGCGTAAACTATAACCTCGCTACGCAGGCTTGCGACACGCGCCAGACTATCCAGAACGGCACGCGGGACATCATCGAGAATCAGAACGCCAACGCCCGCGCGGTGCTTGACGCACTGACGGCGCAGCGCATTGAGGCTAAGGATGCCAAGATTGCAGAGCAGAATCAGCAGCTTTTTGCTGCACAGCTTGCCGCAAGTCAGGCTGCGCAGAATGAAACGCTGAAAGCCTATATGAGCGGGCAGCTTGCTTACTACAACCCCCGCCCTGTTCCGGCTTTCCCTGTTCCCGCACCGTATCAGTATGGGAACTGCGGCGCCTGCAACGGCTGCGCCTGCTAAAACCGAATACGGCAACTTGTCGGAACATCTGACATGTTCGGCCCCGTGCCGATAGTGCAAAATGTGGCGGGGCAATCCCGCCACTATCTTTTTTTGAAAGGAATGATTTTATGGCTGAATTTACGAATTCCAGTATCGTGAGCGTTTCCGCAGGTCAGAACGTGCCGCTGACGGAAACTGCAGTAGCAGGTAAAGGCTGTGTCGTACACAGAGAGGGCGCGGGCATCGTCACCTTGCGCGGCATTACAAACCAGTGCAAAGCTCGTTTCAAAGTGGGATTTGGCGCAAACATTGCTATCCCTACCGGTGGCACAGTGGGAGCTATTACTGCGGCGCTTGCCATCAACGGTGAACCGCTGAACAGTGCGACTGCAACCGTGACACCGGCAGCAGTAGAAAACTATTTTAATATTTACGTCACGGCTTTTGTTGAAGTTCCGCGCGGCTGCTGCCTGACCGTTGCCGCCGAAAATACAAGCACACAAACCATTTTGTTTGCGAACGCAAACTTTATGGTTGAGAGAGTGAGCTGAAAGGAGCGCTATTATGAGTATGAAAGTTATGTACGATTTGAAGGACATGCTGTGCGAAGAGCTTGACGAAATCGGCAAGAAAGGCGAAATGTCTGCCGGCGACTTGGAAACTGTTCACAAGCTGACAGACACTATCAAGAACATCGACAAGATCACCATGCTGGAAGAAAACGGTTACAGCCGCGATGAAGATTACAGCCGGGATGGTGATTGGAGCGCCAATATGCGCGGCAATTACGGACGCGGCAGCAGCTATGCGCGGCGCGGTCAGCACTATGTGCGGGGGCATTACAGCCGCGATGACGGGCGCGATTCGCTTATTGAGCGCATGGAAGATATCATGCGCGGAGCAGACAGCAAAGATCGTGAATCAATCCAACGCTGCATTGACATGATGAGGAACAGCTAAGCGAGGTGTAAGGGCTATGGTTGACGTGCGAGAGATTGACGGCGCTATAGCCGAAATCGAAAACAGCGAGCTTACAATGTCACGGGTGCAAAAGCTTGCGGCCTTGTATACAGTCAAAAACCAGAAACTTGTAGAAGCCCAACCGGAAGAACCCAAAATTAGCACGCAAGGAAATGTAAGATATTATGCCGCGGCGGAATCACCTAAAAAAGCTGTTACAAGCGGAAGTGAATTTTTACGGGCGGTATCAAGCGTTAAAGCGGAAGATGCGCTAGAGGTGCTTGATGAATTGATGTCGGCACTGTATGTTGCAAATCCGAAAGTGTACAACGGCGTGATGAGAAAACTAGAAAGGCTACAAAATGAGTGAGTTTTTGGAAACTGTAATTAAGGCTGACACCGGGCATGTGTGGCGTGTTCTGGATGAGTTTATGGATGCGCTGAAAGAAGCAAAACCGGACGTGTATAGGGATTTGGTGCACGACTTGCAGAGAAAATAAGCAAATGTGTACTAAAGTGTGTACTTACAAAAGAAAATGCCGCAGATTTTAACGAATCTGCGGCATTTATTCAAGTCGGAGTGACGGGATTCGAACCCACGGCCTCTTGGTCCCGAACCAAGCGCGCTA